ATGTTTTGCATGTTATATTTTAAGTTATATTCACCGGTTGTTTGATCAACATATGGAGTACGTTTCATTTTAGAAACTGTTTTTTCCATAAATGCATCAATTTCATTAGGAGGAATAGAACCAACGTTCATGTAGTAAATACGTCTTTCAGGTGCACGAACAATTCTGTGAATCAACATTGCATCCTCCATCAACGTATATTGTTTAAATAATTTACGAGCTGGTTCAATGTAACTTCTACCATAAGGTAAGAAATTCATATCCGTTAATAAACGGAAATGGGCCATTTCGTAATTATCAAAAATAATAGAGTTTGCTGTTGAACCAGCATTTGGAACATTATAATATCCATAATCCGAAGCAGAAACTCCTTCTGGGTCAAATCGGAATTTTACTTCGGTTGGATTTTCTTTATCTACTCCTTCCATTCTTTCAATGTGGAAAGCAGTATAAGGGATTACATTATAAACACCAAACTTTTCAGCAATTTCTAATTTAAGGAAGAAATCACCATATTTACACATATTACGAACCCAAGGCCAAAGGTTAAATTCTACATTTAAAACATCATAGAATAAGTTGTATAGAATTTTTTGAATATCTTCATCCGAAGAACGGATAGATAACACTTCACCCATATCATTTTTAAGAGTACTTTCATCAGCTACGATATCAAGAGCTGATGCTATAATAGCATCGGTATCCATTGCATCATAATCTGAGTAAAGTGAAGGTCTTAAATATTGATAATTAAAGTTAGTCTGTTGACCATATAATGAAGTACCTGAGTTAGTATAAATTCTATTAAATCTATCTACTAAGGCATTAGTCTGTAAGTCTCCTGTTTTTTGGATACTATTTACATCAAAGACTTTAAGTTGATTACCCCCAGCATTGCGGATAACCACGTCTGTTGAGAATAATCTCTGTAATCGTGAAAATAAGCCTTTATCTGCCATTTTTTAGTTTTGTTATAAATATGTTACAATAGCCATTTTATGCTCTCATTTTTGCCTCCTATATCCATATTGTATGGATTATCGGAACCCCCAGGAGAATATACACCACTGTAACTGGTTTTATTTGATTTAACTGCACCCAATGCTGCGCGAGCTGAGTCTAAACTCTGCTGTTGAAACTTGAGCGACGTATCTCGTAGGAACATACCAATCCCAAATGACATAACCAAGTCATCGTTGTAACCTGTTTGAGCTTCTGGTCTTCCGTTTTTCCAAACGAATACTTTCATTTCTTCTAACAAACGTTTTGAGCGGATTGTTACTGATCTATCGCCAACAAATTCACGGAATTTATTAACACATAATGGTCTAGTACGCATTGACATTGTAAACCCAGGTACCATTTCGCTATTGCCCTCGTACACGCGTAAATACGAATCTGCTGTTAATTGATCTGATTTAGGGGATTGATATAAATTTCTGTATCCTCTTTCTATAATTGCATCAAGAGTAGCCCATCCAATATTAGCATTTTCTACTACTAACATAGCATTGTTATATTCAGTAGCTAAACCTGTAAGGAAATATCCAAATTCTTTAGGAGGAAGTTGACCTCTATATTCTGCAACTTGGGTATTGGTTTGAATATCGATTACATGACATGCCGAGAAATCTTTACCATCACCTCGAGCAACGTCAGCTATAACCATATATTCTCTAGAATAATCTGCTACTTCCCAAATCCATAGGTTTTGGTCTACACCTCTACGTTCGATTGGATCTTGAATAGTTGTTTCTTTAATAAAGTCAATCCATTCAGAATAGAATACGATATCACCTGAAGTGCTAAAGTCACAGTCACATTCTTGTGCTGCTAATCTAGGATCACCTAGTAATTCATCTTGACGTTTTCTCCAATTTTCATCTCGTTCAGGATGAACCCACCAGGGCAATTTAATTGGGATAAAATCGTTTTCATTATTTTCAGCTGAAACCCATGTTTTATGAAACCAGTTACCTGTACCATAGGGGGTAGATAACACAATAGCACCACCACCAGTGGCTAGGGTTTGTTGAGCTGAAGCCCAAATTTCACCAATTTGTTCAATAAATGCTGCCTCATCTACTAACAATAAAGATACTGCTTCTGATCGACCAGCATCTGAGCTTGCTGAGGTTGCTTTAATTTGGGATCCATTGCTTAATCGTAGTGAAAGTTTATTATTTTCATCTGCATCAATTTTGAGCCATGAAGGTAAATTGTCATACATAAATTTTACCTTCGTAACCATGTTACGGGCTGTTTCTTGTTTTGTTGCAATACAAAGTACGTTTTTATCTTTCTGGAATAACATTAACCACAAAGAATAACCTGCAGACAAAGTTGAGATACCTAACTGTCTTGATTTTAGAATAATCGAATATGGGTTATCTCTTAATAAACGTAATGTTTTTTCTTGGAAAGGGTATAAATTGAAAATAACACGGCCACGTTGTGGGTGTTGTATGTGACAGTACTTTTTCATAAAGTGAGCTGGGTCTTGAGCACACTTTAAGTATTCCTGTCTAATTATTGCTTTTAAATCCTGATCAGCCATTATTTTCCAATTCTCCAGTACATACGGCCTGATAGAACTGGTTGGAAATCTTGATTAACACCTAGTCCAAAACCGTATACATTTCTTTTTTTACTTCTAAACAACATTTCACCGCCTAAATAATTTAATTGGTCTTTTCTTCCTTGCAAACCTAAACCCCAGTAAAATTCATTTTTGTTTAAATAAATTTCTTTAGTAATTGTAGTTGTAGGGATTAAAATATTAGTTCTAATATCTCTCGCTAAAATAGTATTACGAGTGATCGTATCATTTATAATAGCATATCCTACAGTATCAATTTGAAGAGTATCTGAATAAAAATATTTAGCATAATAATCTCTTAAAATGTTTAAAGTATCGATAGGCGCCTGGAAAGTATCAATTTCTGTTACAATTTTAGTTTTCCATTTTGGAACATAGGTTTCCTTAATGGTTTCAATTGTATCATATCTTACCTCAATTTTAGTAATTACTTCAGGTTCTACCGGATCGTTACCCCCGTCACAAGAACGCATAAGGAGAATAATAACCACCAACACTACAATAAGTAGTGATTGAATATTTTTAAAGAAGTCCTTCAAGTTCGTTTTTAATTTTGGTAAGCTCTTTCAAACGAGATAATAATCTAGATTTTTCTGGTTCTTCAGCATCTTTCCATTTTTTAACTACAACCTTCATTTCGCGAGTAGTTTCACCTAATTTATTAGCAATTTTAGATACAGAATCTCCTTTAGCAATTTCAGTATCACTAGGTTCAACATCGTCTTCTTCTTCCATAAGGTCAGAAGATAACTCTTTTGTTTTTTCTAACTCCTTATTTAATTCAGCTTGTGCCTTAGCTTTATCTTGGATATCCTTAGTTGATTCCTCTTCGGATAACATAGAAATAATTTCTTCGCGAAGATATGCTTTAAACTCAGATTTTTTCATCGTAGTATTTTTG